ATCGTCCCAAGGTGTTGTCGCGTAGGCTTCGGAGTCGGCCACTACTTGCGCACGTACTTCTTTTACTACCTCGTTAAAACTACGGCAAATAGATAGAATGCTATCGCGTTGCTCTAAGGTTATTAAGTTAACTTTAAACTCGCGCTCTTTAGTGTAACCTTCCGATGGCGGTGCTAACACATAGCCGCCCTCGCCTCTAGTTTCTATTAAAACTATTTCTTTGGCGTGTGGCGTGTCTATTAGTTCGTCTTTGGTAGCGTGACGCATGGCTAGCTTTTGGTTGCCCTCAACAAGTTCGCATCGATAGTAAAGATGATAGCCGCCGGACTTAGTACGCACCACATATAGTAACGGCATAAGATCCGTAAGTGCATCTTTGAGCCTATCCCAAAGGTTACCGCTTACGTCGTACTTAAGATCAACGTCTATAATTTCTAGGCCACCCGAAACACCGCCACCAATAATAGCGATGTTCTTGCAACGCTCGTTATTAAATTGGGCCTTAATAGTTCCATCGTCCATGATCTTACTTTGGAACTCCGTCCAAGGAAAAACGGCGCGTTTGTTTTCTCCGATTGGTATAACGGAGAATCCTTGCTTTGTGTAATAGTTGGCTGCTTTAATCATTGGTTAAATTTCTTGCATTTTATAAATTGTTCTTACCTCAAATCCTAACTCTTCTAATTGTTCGTGGCGGTATTTCTGCAACTCACTTAGTCTACCTTTCTCGGCCTTGCACTCTATAAAAAATGTCTTACCATCTTTAAGCAGCATAAGGTCGGGCATTCCGTTCTTGTTGCATTGTATTATCTTTACGACATACCAACCAAGTAACTCAAAGTGCCGGATCACTTTACTTTGTAGAATACTCTCTCTCAAGTTCTTTAAGTTTAGGGTTAACTTCTTTAATAAACTTTTGCTTTACCATTATGTATAATGGTTGCTTTTTTTCTTTTGTGGGTAGCGCCTTACGGCCGCGGGTTTCTTTTTTCATGTTATATTTTTTGATTTGCTGCAAACATAAATAAAATAAATTTAAAAAAAAAGTTTTTTTATTCAAAAACAATAACTACATTTGCTTTGTCGTTATAAAACAAACGATATTTATATTATGGCTTTATCAAATTTAGGAGGTGTTAACACAATTTACCTCAATGTTGCGGATGGCAACTTAGTACGCCAACACAAGCAACCAAACGAGCGCACATCGGAGCGCTTAACAAAAACCGGCAAGCTAGTATTTGAGGAAAGGTTTAAGGATCTTACCGCAAAGCTAGATAACATTACCACACGCGAGAATGACTATGGTAAGCAATGGCAACTAAGGTTCCAAGAACAAGGCGATTATTATGTAATCAGTCTACCTTACTCAAGCCGTTACGCATCTAGTTTTTTAAAGGCGTTGCCTAACATTGACTTAGACAAAGAACTTAGGTTTATGCCATGGGCCATGAAGGACAAAGTCGACCCTACTAAAACTATTACCGGTATTACCTTGTATCAAGATGGCGAAAAGATTGCACCATATTATACAAAAGAAGATCCTAAAGGTTTGCCTCAAATGACTAAGATAAAAGTCAAAGGTAAGGAGCAATGGGACGATAGCGATATGATGATATACTTAGAGAATATGGCCCTTAATTTATTTGAAGAGGTATTAAAAGATTTATCGACGGCGCCACATGACGACGACGAAACGCCTTTTTAGTTGGACGATTATTGGTTACCGGTTTGTGGCTTCCGGACAAAGAGCCACAATTTTTAAACTTATAAAATATATTTTATGCCCGTAATAAAAATAACTAGCGAAACAAATTTGCTACATAACGAGACAAGGTACTTTATCCGCATTGACGGCAAGTTCATACAAGGTTTTGACACTTTAGAGAAAGCCGAAAAGGTGGCCGAGCAAATAGCAGCACACGGCGGTAAAGAAAAAACCGATGAAATAACCATTAAAGAAATTATATGCTAATCAAAAATCTTCAGTCCAATCAACTTACTTTCAAAGACGGCCGTTTTTATACCGATGAAAACGGCAACTATTTCCCAAGCGCCACAACATTACTTGAGGCATACCCAAAGCCACCACAACTTATTATGTGGATGAAAGAGGTAGGATCAAAGGCCGACGAAATTAGAGACGCAGCCGGCAAGCGCGGTTCCGCAGTTCACCAACTTACCGAAGACTACGACAACGGCGTAGAATGTACCTTGCTTGATGAATACGGCAAGCCTAGATACTCTTTGGACGAATGGAGTATGTTTGAGCGTTATGTTGAATTTAGCGTTAACCATAAGCCGGAGCATCACTTAATAGAGCAAACGTTTATAGGCGGTGGCCTAGGCTTTGCCGGAACCATTGATCGTATTTGTACGATTGATGGCAAGACTTACGTGCTAGATATAAAAACAAGCAACGGCATCTATAATAGCTATTGGCTGCAACTAGCGGCTTATCGTGAACTCTATATGAAATGCGCGTCTAAACTATCCTCAAGCTTGCCAAAAGTTGACGGCGTGGCTATTTTATGGCTTAACTCAAAAACTAGGACAAGCGGTAAAAAAGGCGAGGTGCAAGGTAAAGGATGGCAAATGGTTACCGAAATGGACACTACTAAGCAATGGTCATTATTCCAAGCCGTCCAACAATTATGGCACGCCGAACATGAAGGCGACAAGCCAAAAGAATTTAGTTACCAATTAAGTCATAAAAAGTAATAACTTTACGCCATGACAACCAAAAGAAAACGATTATACTTTGACATAGAAACAAGTGCAAATATCGGTTTCTTTTGGCAGAGTGGCTATAAACTAAATATCGGGCCGCAAAATATCATTAAAGAGCGTGCAATTATTTGCATCTGTTATAAGTGGGAAGACGAAAAAGAAACGCACTCGCTTACTTGGGACGCTAAGCAAAACGATAAAAAAATGCTTACCGACTTTATTAAAGTCTTAAACACCGCCGACGAAACAATTGGACACAACGGCGATAAGTTTGACCTTGCATGGGTGCGCACTCGTTGTTTATTTCATGGTATTGATATGTTTCCAAGTTACACAACGATTGATACTTTAAAAGTTGCACGCAGTAAGTTTAAATTTAATAGTAATAAGCTTAATTACATCGCGCAATATTTAGGCATCGGACAAAAGATTAAAACCGAATTTGATTTATGGAAAGACATAGCTTTAAAAAACGATAAGGTTGCACTTGCTAAGATGGTTAAGTATTGTATTATGGACGTAATACTTTTAGAGAAAGTACACAAGCTTTTAAATAATCACATAGTTGCTAAGACGCACTATGGCGTTATCTTTGGTCAGTATAAAGGTAGTTGCCCGGAGTGTGGATCGGACGATTTGCAAAAACATAGCAGACAAATATTAGCAAGCGGAACCATAAAATTAATTTTAAAATGCAAGACGTGTGGGAAGTTTCACCGCAAGACGGACAAGTAGGTGGCGATCATTATACAATTTATAAGATACAACCAACCGAATTTATCCATACAAATAGTATTCCTTTTATTGAGGGCAATATTATTAAGTACGTAATGAGACATAAAAATAAAAACGGCATCGAAGATTTAAAAAAAGCAAGGCATTATATTGACCTACTAATAAAACTAGAGTATGAAACTTCCAAAGTTATTTAACAAAATGAAATTAGCAGAGCAAGAAATGTGGCTTACTAATAAGCTAGCCGAAGTGCATGGCCTTGAATTAGAAATACGACGATACTTGGCAAAGGTACGTGGCGGGCAAATTATATTTACTCCAAGCGATGAAATAGATAGGCTTGATGAAATAGATTTAAAAAAGAATGCCTAACATAAAAATTATATATCGTAAGCTTGGACGGGAGCAAGCGCACGGCCTTGCTAGTAGGGATGGTGTTATAGAAATAGACGAGCGCCTTAAAGGCAAAAAGCACCTTGAGATTTTAATACATGAAATTTTGCACTGCCAATATCCTAGAAGTTCGGAGGCTACGATAGTTAAAAACTCCGTTGTACTTACACGCATACTTTGGAAAGAGGGTTATAGACGCGTGGATCAAAAAGAAGACGAGCCGTTACAAGACGGGTTATTATAGAATTTGATTTGCCGGCCTTATCTTTTAAAACAATATTATGCAACTAAGAGACTACCAAGTAGACATAGCGGAGCAAGCCATTAATATACTTAAGGAATTTAAGCTAGTTTATTTAGCTATGCAAGTACGCACGGGCAAGACTATAACAAGCTTGCACATTGCTAGTTTATATGGCGCTAAGAAGGTTTTATTTGTCACTAAGAAAAAAGCTATAAGTAGCATTGAAGATGATTTTAAGCAGTCAAATTGTTTATACGATCTACTTGTTATAAACTACGAAAGCGTACATAAATGCGTACATAATTACGATCTTATCATAGTAGACGAGGCCCATGCTTTAGGCCAATTTCCAAAGCCAAGCAACCGGGTAACTGAATTAAAGAAGATATGTTTAGGCAAGCCGGTAATATATTTAAGCGGTACGCCATCGCCCGAAACATACGCGCAATTTTATTATCAATTTTATGTAAGCAGCTTTAGCCCTTTTAAAGAATTTAAAAACTTTTACGCATGGCATAAAGAGTACGGCATACCTAAGACAAAGTTCTTATATAATATGCAAGTCCCGGATTATACGCACGTAAAGCAAGAACGCATCCAAACCGAAATACAACACTTGTTGTTAACTTATACGCAAGAAGAGGCCGGCTTTGAGTCTTTAGTTCAAGAAGTTATTTTATATGTACCTATGTCGGATAAAGTTAAGTGGGCCGTAGACAAGATTAAGAAGGATAAGTTATTTAAGACTAAGGATGGCGCGGTAGTTTTAGCGGATACTTCGGTTAAAGAAATGCAAAAGATACATCAAATATGCAGCGGCTCGGTTAAGACCGAGGATGGTAATGCTATAATGTTTGACGACACTAAAGCTATATTTATCAAAGAACGTTTTAAAGGGCAA